GCTATAGGTGGTCCACAGGACCTGACTCAGTTTGAGATAATTAAGTTAGAGCACCCCAATCGCCACAGCCTATTTCTAGTCTGCTTTGTAGCCCTAACCAGTCGCATAGCCCGGGAGTGAGACCTCTCGGTCTCGCCTACTACAGCGGGGACTGCGACGCCACCCATAAATCGCACTACAGCATCATACCATTAATAGCCTCGGCGATGGTGTGAACGCCTCCTGCTATCAACCCAGCCGGTCCAGGGATGTAAGAACCAGCTTGTGACACTGACCGTATCATGCGTAACACGCTCTCCCAAAACTTTGCATTCTCAACACAAGGAACAGCCACGGGAAACCTCATCTTCAAATTTGAGTATAACTCCATAGCAATCGGATCATGTTCAGGTGAGACACCAGAGAATTGGAACAGCCCAGAATTCGTATCAGGTTGCAACTCGATACAATTCCAGACGCGAAATAGTGCGGTATTCACTGCACCTGTAGGGGTACTAACCTTATATACTAGGGTGTTAGTATTACCCAGCCCGGTCAATCTACGCGTACCATCATAAGACAGCCTATTAGAACTGGCACCAATCGACTCAATATATTGTGTTGCTGAACAAAAGTCCTGCCACTCAAAATCCTGAGTTTTGTCGAAACCAAAAGTATAAGCTCCTTTTATAAATGATTCGGAGTAATTGTCCCTAGGGACCAGGGTTGTTACACCCTGTAAACCCTGAATCCGCTTTTGCACAAACTGTTGTGTGGCACTAGTGTCCACAACAGTTATAGCAAGATCGAGATTCTCAGCTAGGTTCAAGTCAACTCGCCAGACCTGGATCGATCCGGAGAATTGCATAAAGTTTGATGTTGGGTACAACCCTGCAGCGAGTGAGGCATACCTAAATTTAGAGAATTTATTGTTGGAATCTGCGCCATTAGTGCCGAAATTCGTTTCATAAGTAGGGAATGGAACACCAACCCAGTTAGTGGGAGGAGCACCTCCGACCGTCGCGCTTGTGCCTATAAAATAAGCATAACCAGGAACGGGTGCTATCAATACATAAGTGTCCTGACCTGCCGCAAAATTTAGCGAGGTCGTAAAACAATCCTTTATTGACAATGTCCGCCCATGGAACTGATCCGGTATCCCTTTTCCAGGGTCAACAGAGAAGTCAGGTGACGCAAAAGCACACTTTAAGAATGCCAAACCTGTCTGGCTCAACTTTGGATGAGCAAAGTTGATCCGTCCTCTAGGCATTCTGTACTGCCTCTGTTGTTTGATACCTACCGGTACCAGTGCACGAGTTGGCCCAGCACTTCTTGCTGCAACCGACTTGTTGTTCTTCTTTTTATTTACCTTACGTTTTGCCATTTGAAACCACGTTTCCGAACACAGGCCGTTCTCCACCCCATTCCTCGTATGTGGTTTCACACAAGAATCCTGGTGTAGTGAGCCCCCCGGCCTCTAACTCCAACTGTTCTCCAATAGGTATGTCCCAAGCTCTAGCAAATGATTCGCGACATACGTCACTTATTTGTCGTGCTTTAGCATAACCTGGTTGCATGAACTCACGCTTCGCCTGATGATGTAACTCAGTCACTAAATATTTCCCACTCCCTCTAGTGATGAGCTTGAGAGCTAACGACTGTGTGACTGGCATGCCTGCTGACAACGCCAACTCACACAGCCCCAAGCTCTTCAAATAACGATCTACAACCTTCAAATGATTCCTCTTAACTACCCACGGTGTTCTACTCAATACCCTTCTGGGATTGCGTACCATCCTCCATGCCACTCCATCAAAGACGGGCCTTGTTTGGCAAAATTCAATGTGCTCAAACTCGTACGCATACTCAACCTTGGCACGCATGCCGCATTGCGCGAGAAATGAGAGGTCTAGAAGTCGTGAATCGTTTCGTTCCATGATTATTACAGAATCGTCCCCATCCACGTAGATTGCTCCTTTTATTCCACTTCTCTTAAGCATAATGCTTAACATACCAACGTCGAGTACACTATTACCCAACCCTGTGTTTTGGTCACCAGAAAATCTAGAGCCCTTAGTTTTAAACTTTGTGCCATTTCGCGTACCACCTTTACAATCCAATTGCCATCTCAGCAACATACGCAGAAATTTGTCGTGAGGGAAATAAGCTTGATATAGTTTATGTTCCTGCTCCAACAACTTAACTGAACAATGTGCATCGAAATTACTCATATCTATAAGTACGGCAATTGGATCAACAAAAGATTCCCACTTGGCCCTAAGGTCTCCCGCTCTTTGTGTCAGATTGCGAGATTTACTGATGTATGGGGTTTCATACCTATCACTCCATTGATAAACCTCCTTCTCAATGGCTTGCAGGTATTGCGCCAAACACAAACCATACCGCTTATTACGGAATTGTATGCATCTGGGAGGCTTAAAGCGATTTGTATGATATTTATCGTCTTTAAGGAACATCCTCACCCTTGAATCAAATCGCTCCAAAGGCTCCGTAAGCAATGACTCCTGCGCCCTCAAATACTCCCTCCACTTACCTGAGTCATAATGACTAATGACTTTATCCTTTGTAACTTTAACGAGTGGGTCAACTAGCAACGCCTTCGCTTTACTAACCAACCAATCACCCACAGGGTTACAATCTCCAGGTGGGAGACCATCATCCGCTTGATGTCTATAATTGAGTGCACATTTTTCATTGCAAACGCAGTTTTTGTGCGTCCACACCAGATCGTTATTTAACTCTTCTTGCGTGTAGTCAAACAACTTGAATGATTGTCTTGTGCTTTGACAACCACCCGCGCCCATCTTGTTGCTGCAGCCTGGTAGTAATTTATAAGGTAATTTATTATAATCACCCATACAGACTGCAGGGACGCTGCGGAATTCCTATTTGTTGCTCGGAAGCTTATCGGGAGAACCGAATAACTTATTACCAAGTATTCCCTCCCTAATCATCCTTGCTTGTTTGTGCCTAGCCTGGTTACCCTCGGAATTCCTTAGAGATTGCCTAACCTGTTCTTCCAGGGGACTAATCTCCATTGCTGCACTCACCGCAGATATAATAAGATTATACTGCTCTTTCGCAGTTAAATCCGAACAATCATATCGCGACAAGTATATTCTTGACTTCGCAGCCATTTGGGATAACATATTTGACGTGCGTGGCTTAAACGCATACTCCAGCCTCAACAAGTGTACGAGATCACAATTAGCGTAATGTGGTGCAACGCGTTGTGGCCTCCTGACCTTTTGCAGAAAGTCTCCCCTATTCTTCATGGTATCTATTCTTTCACTATTCCCACTCTTAATAGGTTTGACCACTTCTGGGTCGTCATCTCGTGTTTCACTCACACCAGTGTTATGTGGCGCGAGGAACCTCACGGGTTTTACCTTACTTGCTACTGATGCTAACACATCCAACCCTGTTTCTTCACACGGTTCCCCATGATTGTCAGCCACTTTCTTAGCATTATGGTTTTGACAATCCTTGTACGGGCAGTCCCCTATATGCTGATCATGATCAAGCTTATAGTGTTTATGCTCGTGTGCGTAGAACCGATTGCAAGGATTTCCATCCTTGCGCGTGAATCGACATTTGTGTCTATGCATCAGAGGAGACAACTCTTGCCTCCCCGTAACACCTGTAACAATAGACGACGTCCCCGATGTGACAGACTGCCTTGCCACCGCAATGGTAGCATCGGGTCCAACTTGTTGTTGTTGGGAGCCATGAGTTGCATACGGCACTCTCCTCCCTTCCTGACGAAGCTTTGCGCTCCAAACGCTCGACTTCATCGGCCCAACTTTCCGATGTTCCGGAACTGGCCGGGCTGGTGGTGATACCACCTTGGCCACCTGCTGTTGGGGCAGGTTCTTCAACCCATTTTGTTGCGTTGGTAATTGCAACTGCTTGGTCGGGGTGTAACTTGAGGTAGTGCTTGTACTCGAAACTATACTCACCTTTGGTGTGGTAGATTTCGACGCCACGTGCAACTGTGCGCCTTGCCCTGGATGGTTTCCCACCTTTGCGGGAGGCACGGCCATACGAACCTTGGCCAGTTCCCTCTGCAACGCCCTTATCTTCAGCTTCAGATCTCCAACTTCGGAGGATTGCGTCTTGTTGTGAACGCGTTTTACCGCTCCACCCTTCGACTGTAAACCCCTCAGTAGTGCCTGTCTTGAGGTTGAAGGCCCTATCAATGATCCCTGGTCTTGCTTTGACATCTTTGATTGCAAAATCTCTGATTGTATTCAAATCCAACATAATCGTCACACGATTATAATCACTGTTTACAAGTCCTATTCCCTTGAGTCAATTGCGAAATTTAAA